TCGTTCGAGAGGTAGACAATATCCCGGTCGCTGAAAATTTGTTCCAGGATGAAATCCATTATTTCATGGTGCTGGTAGGGAGGGTGTTAAAGGAGAATATTGGCCCTTTCTGGCGACTCAGCATCGACGAAAAGGGGGAAGGAGGCGACAACAAGATAGCGGCGGAAGTTCAAGGGTAAACTGGTTTCTGTGGCGTCCGTGTGCCGGTGTCGGGCAGTTATGCCCGCCACTGGCGAAATGGTCTGATATGCTTGATGGAACGTATAGCCTAGAGGATGTACAGGCCATGCATGACGTACTTGACGAAGTGATTGATGCTGCTGAGCGAGCGAGGAATAACAAATAGTGAGGGTTGGCAAAAGGTGACGCATAAGGCCGGAGATGGTAGCATTTGATTGTTAATTGCTCAATTACATGGATGTGCTATATGAAAACTGGCGTTAAGGTGTTGATTGTTTTTGCTGCATTATTCTTTTTCTTTAAAGTTATGGGGTTCGGCACCCAAGAAAGAGAATCAACGGCAATCAGCAATTCCAAAGTAAAAGACATACCGTGCACCACTGATAAATTTACGGCAAAACTATCTAATGCGTATTATGACAAAGGATATTCTAGCCCAAGTTTTAGAGGGGAGGCTGTAGTCGTAAATAACTGCGACTCACCCATGACAATTAATTTGGAATTGTCGGCCTACACTCAGGATGGCACTGTTGTTTATAAAAACTCAAGAGTCATTACATATAACTTAACTCCAGGAATAGAGTATCCAATCAACCTTGACCATTGGGTTGAATACAATCCAGTGGTAAGTTATTTTTCAGTTAAACCAATCAAGGTGACTAAGTGGAATCTTTGATTTTCAAATAAACTCGATAATACCGCCTGAGTGGCGGTTTTTTTATACCTAAAAACTGAGGTTGTAAATGGCAGAGACAATTGATTCCCTGTTGGTTTCACTCGGCCTTGAAACTGATGCGAAAAGCTTCCAAAAAGCGAACAATGCAATAAAGGGGGTTAAGGACGGCGTTCTTCAATTGGCAGCGGCTGCTGGTGTAGGATTCGGATTTAAAGCACTGACAGCTGATCTCGCTAAATCAACATTAGAGATGGATCGACTCAGTAGAATCACTGGTTTTACCTTAAAGCAGATTGATGGTCTAAGGTATGCTATGCGGAGAGTAGGACTAAATCCTGAGTCTGCTAATGTTCTAGCACAAAAGATACCTGCGTGGAAGCAGGCGGCAGCGCAGGGAGAACTCGGCACTAAGGCATATTGGAATGGGAACTTTAACCCGACAGAAATGATCGGGAAGTCCAATCAGGAAGCACTCGAATACATTGCTGAAAGTTATGAGAAAATGAATAACGATCAGCGTAGAACGCTCAGAGCGGGGTTGGGACTGGGTGATAATGACGATATCATCCGATTATTCGAGGGAGGGCTGAAAGGACTTAGGGCGGCAGCGACTGAGTTTGATAAATTATACCAGCCATTGGACCCTTCACTTATCGATTCAGCAAATAAATTCAACAATGAAATGGCTATATTAGCAACTAACTTTGATAATTTGCAAAGGCAAATAGGTGGTCCATTACTAAAAAATATAAATGAGCTGATTGGAAAAATAAATGAATTTGCTGGGGAGAATAAGGAAGGTATTTCGACAGTCGTTGATAGTGTAATGACTGGTAGTTGGTATGATGATCTTATGGATGATGCAGAAAGAAAAGGGATTGAATTCAGGAATAACCTTCGTAAAAATGATGCGATTATGCGCTCATTACTTGGCCCGACAGAAACGTTTAAGCCTAAAAGGGAGGTTCCGGAACAACATGCACAAAGTTCAAATAAAAATAATTCATTTAATTCTTTAATCGATAATCCAAATGCAAGGCGATATTTGGATGTAATTGCAAAATCCGAAGGGACGGCGGGTTATATGAATAATGGATATAACACGATGTTTGGCGGGGACCAATTCGCAGAAATGAGCGATCACCCTAGGATTTTAAAAGAATTCACTCAAACGGACGGGAAGAAAAATAAAACATCTGCGGCAGGACGTTATCAATTTACGCAATCGTCATGGGATGAAGCCGCCGCTGCGCTTGGTCTAACGGACTTCTCTCCAAGAAGCCAAGATATGGCTGCATTATATTTGATCCAGCGTGCTGGCCAGTTAGATAACGTGGTGAATGGCAATTTTGAAGGTGCCACAGCTGGACTTGGTGGGGTATGGGCATCTTTACCTTCGTCAACATATGCTCAGCCCAAACATAGTTATGATGCGATGCAAGGATTTTACGATATGCAGAATACACCGCCGACCATAGCCGGTCGTAGTGGTGGTTCTGGGCCGGTAACCGTGCATCAAGAAAATAACGTCACAATTCACGCCCCTGGGGCTGACGCTAGCGAGATCGATAATCGATTGGCCAGTGCATTTACCGATTATTCCAGGCAGGCTCGTGACATGATGGATACGGAGCATTACTGATGGCTATTACTGGGCTTTTTACACGAAATCGGCCAAAAATAGGAAATCTATATTTTGATGCCACGTTGCGAGAAACCACTGAGCTGCGAACCGAAGTTAGCGAATTTCCATTGGAGACTGCGGAAGCAGCACATGATAACGCAGTCACCCGACCTCTGGCGCTAACCATGACGATCGGTGTGTCTGATAACTGGTTTCGTGAGCTGATGGCTCAACAGCAGGACAGTTTGGCGGGCATGCTGGGGGTTGGTGCAAATATCACAACCGGTATGGCGGCCTCTATGCTGGGCGGCCGGGGTTCTGCATTGGCTGGGATTGGTGCCAGTGTGGCCACCAGCTTTTATTCTGGTGGCTTATCCACATCTTCACGCTCTCAAAATTTGCTCGAACAACTCAGGGAGTTGCAACGATCACACACACCATTTGAACTGGTGGCTAGCAGGGGGGCAACTTATAAAAATTGCCTGATCACAAATACCCGGACTGAAAACAGCAAAGAAACTGAGGGCGGAATGGAGATCGTTGTTGATTTATTGCAACTGACGATTATTCACGACACTGTGGCGGAAACTAATGCGAATCTTCCATACGGTGACACTGCTGCTACTCAGGGGCAGCGGGAATTCTCATATGGCGAGGTATTAGTGCAGGAGGTAAATAGTGAATCTTTCCCACTCCCGGCCTATCCAAAATTATAAGGCTATCCCTCTTAATAACGGATATGCATTTCAACGATTTCGCGTTCAACTTGGCAATCATCTCTTGATTTTTCGTCTGCGTTGGCTGACCCGTTATGGTTACTTTTGCGTTGATATTTTTGATGGCGATATTCCTGTTACTTTGGGTCGAGCACTCCATCCAGGCGTTAATTTATTGTCTGGGTTAAATACCGATTTAGGTCGTCTGGTGCTCGAGGGGGAAAGCCCGAGAGTTGATACTCTCGGTTTGAATAACCGACTTATCTGGTATCCAAACGATGAGTAAATATTTTGACCGTGACTATGAGCTTACTGTTACCGCAATAAATGGTGAGGTATTAACATACCGGCCGCCGATGGAAATACGCTTCGCAATTGACAACTCCCCGCAAAATGCTAATGCAACCGCAAGGATCTCCATATATGGAATTTCAGCATCTGCGCGTGATTTAATTCAACGCTATGACGAGCAACAAAAACGCTATGGCAATGTGATTTTGAAAGCTGGATACAAAGGGAACGTAGGGACGATATTTAGCGGCAGGATAAATAATATCGAGGTAATGAAGGACGGCGTAAATACTTGCCTGAGGCTTTACTGTTGGACAGTTGGGCTTGAGTGGAATCAGTCGATATTCAAAACATGGGGTGCGAATACTCCAGCTATTGATGTTTTAAGGGATACTGCTGCGGCATTTGGCGCAGGAGTGGAAGTGATTGGCGATTTTTCTGATCTGCCGAGAAATCCACGGCCATACCCATCCGGCGGCCGGCTGTGCCGAGATATTTTAAACGAAATGATGCAGCCATGGCGTTACCGTTGGCGATTAACCCCATCGCGCACCGTACTCGTCAGAGATGGTGCATCTCGCGATTGGGCTACACACGACATCACCTACAAAAACGGCATGGAAGGGGTGCCGCGCTGGTACCTCAGTACGATGGAACTGGATGTGAAATTGAATCACCAGATACAGCCTGATGACGTGATCAATGTGACATCAAGTTTCTGGACCATAAATTTTAGCGGGATGTATCAAACAGACCTACAAGGGCTTTCTGAGATACAACGCAAACAGCGCACAGGGCGTTTTAACGTGCTCAGCACCTATCATGAGGGGGCTTTCTGGGGAGATACCTGGAAAACCACGCTGATCAGCTTGTGGCGCTCATCATGAGGTAATCATGATCGAATCAAATCCACTATATAGCGCCATGATGGCGATGAAGCCGTTTCTCATGCGCGACATGATGATCGGCATGCCGGGGCAGGTTCTTAGCTATGACCCAGACACTCAACGCGCAGTAATTGAATGTGGTGTGCAACGCCACACAGGTAGCGGAAATTATCGAACAATAGACCCAATCGAAGGGGTGCCTGTTCAATTTTCCGGAACGGCAGAATGGTTGTTGTTTCACGAGATGCCAAAGGGGACCGAAGGTTTCATTCACTTCAGTCAGCGTGCCGTAGATCACTGGCTGAACTCCGGCGGCCCGGCAGAGCCTTTTAGTGCGCGGATGTTCAACGCCAGCGACGCATTTTTTGCCCCCGGCTACCGTTCAATGAAAACGGTTATCCCCGGACTACCTACCAAAGGCATAGGAATGAGCAACGCCAGCGGGGATGTGCGGCTTCATCTCAATGATGGTGGTATAGAGCTGAAGGTCGGGGGAGAAAGGCTGTCGTTGTCTTCTGAAGGGCTACGACACAACGGCGTGAATATTGGTGCCACCCACACACATGGTGGCGTAGAAACCGGGGGCGGAAATACCGACGTTCCTGAATAAAAACGGAGGGTGCTGTGATCCGCAATTTTGTGAATGGAGACATAGTGACGAGTGGCACACATTTTGCCAAAGGGAAAGAGGCTACGCGGCAAGCTGTGATCTGCCATCTGCGTCTTTTCTTGGGGGAATACTTTTTGGATGCGACTCGCGGGACACCATGGTTTCAGAGCATCTTGGGAAAAACATCTCGTGATATAGCCGAAACCAACATCAAGCAACGAATTGTTTCAACACCTGGTGTTGTTGGGATGACCAGATTTGAAATGAATCACGATGCAAAAAAACGAAAAATTACGGTATTTGCGTCGCTTATCGACATCAATAACGAGCAGTTCGACTTTCTGTTCAATGAGGAATTGCCCTGATGGCTGAAATAACAAAAGATGGCGCCACGGGAACGACGCTAAGTGAATATCTGGACGTTATGCGCCAGAAGTATTTGGACATCGATGATGGCTGGGATATTGACCCGGAATCTCCCGACGGGCTTGCTATTGCTGCATGGTGTGAAACATTGGCAAATCTGGATGAGGGGGTTATTGGCGCCTATCATGCAGCGGATCCGAATGCTGCCATTGGGCGTGCACTCGAAAATATTGCCGAGTTTGCAGGCATAAAACGACGAGCAGCATCGTTTTCAACCACTGTTGCGCAGTTTGGCGGGGATGGTTTGATCGAAGTGCCGGCCGGCACGCTCATTCGGCATCGAATTAA